CGCACGTTCTCATCAATAACGTCATTTGGATCAAGATTCAATGCACGACAAGCATTAATCCAGTACCACATAACATCACCTAGTTCACGTTTCATGTGAAAGAGTTCAGCTTCCGTTAACGGTTTACCCTGAAAAATAATCTTTTTGGGCACTTCGATAAACTCACCGGCTTCTGCGGCAAGTCCCATACATGCAGTAATCAACAAAGGAACGTTGATATCCGGTCCACCGTCATTACCATCTAATCTATCTAACCGATTAATAAAATCAGTCAAGTCATTGCTAGGTCGGCTTGTCACAGCCTCTACGAATTGTTTATATTTGTTTAAATCTATGTTCATTACCATGCTTTCAAAATAATCATATTTTCATTAAAGCGACCATTAGGTGTAGTCGCAACTGCTTTAATTTCATTAAAGAATTTACGTGCCGCGGGTTTGCTACCAGTAACTTCTTTAATCTGTTCGCCCGGTTTACGCAGGGTTTTAACTTCACTCTTAGTAGTATCAAAACCAAGTAGTGTGCTACCTTTTACTGTAAAGGTCTTGCTATAGTCATCCGCAATATAGTGGTGTAGTTTACGCTTTGCAGTATCGTAAACCCATGCTTCGCTTGAACCATGTAATTTTGTAGGATGAATACTAATCAAATCAAGTTTACTTGCCGCATCCTTGAATGTCTTCAAATACTTTAGTTTCGCTACAATCTTTTCTACAGGAACAGCTTTACGTGCCCTAGGAGCTTTAGCGGCTTTCTTGACACTAATGTAACTATTCAGGTCATTAAGTACTTGTTCAATGAATTTAAGAATATTCCTAATCTGAATCTTTGATAGGTGTGCATATCCCTGAATAACCTGACTGTCTTTACCTTCTTGCACTAGTTCAAATTCTGCTTGTTTACGTTTCCAAACATCTACAATCAAACTGATATGTTGTGGCATTACGTTCTTTTTAGCAACTTCATCCATTGGTTTGAGCTTTGCATTAGGTTTTGTACCACCTAAAATAAATTCGTCAAACAATCCCTCAAGTTCACCAGCCGCATCTTTTGCTTTATCTTTAAGAATATCCTGAATATTTGGACGTGAGACTACAACTTCTTCTTTAGTTCCGCCGGTCGCACTTTCTTTCGTTTCCGGTTCTTCAAGACACTTTACTAACCTAGAGACTTCACTTTGTAGTGTAGCATTTTCTTTTTCACTAAGTTCAAGACCACGCATTGTCAATCGTGCCAACCAACATAGTGTAGTTAAAAATTCACTTTCGTGAACCTTGCGCAACTTCTTAGCTTCATCGGTTCGTTTGTTATAATCCAGATACTGGCACATGAGTTCTTTGGCATCTTTTTTATTATAAAAACGATTGTACCAAGTAAACGCCCTTGCCAAAGTAGAAAACCGTCTTTCAGAATCGGGTTGCAATGGGAAGAAGGGTTCGTCACCCAAATATTTTGTATCAGCATCCCGAGGGTTTAGTGCTTTAACAAAGTTGTCTTCAGTTTGTTTAGGTTTGCGTGTAGCCATGTTTATTCCTCATTTTCTTACTTAGTATTGTAACACAGGTTGACAATAAAGTCAACCTGTCACGCTTATTGTCAATATTCGGTGAATCCTAAATTGTACATAGCACTACGAAAAGGTTCCGGGCTAGTTGGATTTGCGAAAAAATAAACTTCAGCACGGACTTTATCGGAGCAATTGAATTCAAACATATCATAGATTTGGTCGTTTGTAGACACTTCACATTTTTGAATGAATTCTGCGAGAGTAGTAACCATTGTGTTTCCTTTACTTGACTGAATGAAACTGTAGTATAGCACAGTACCCATTTATTGTCAACCTCTGAAAAACGATAAATAAGAGTACTATGCCAAGACTAAGCCTCTACCGTTCCCAAAAATCCAATGATTTCAAGTTTTTTGATAAGATTATCAAAGAACAATTTACTGCCGGTGGTACTGATTTATATATTCATAAGTATTCAGGTATTAAGGATCAGGGACCTAGTGTAGATTTAACTCAGCCACAATATAATAGTGCAGATCCTACAAAGATTCAGGATTTACTATTTTTAGAAAACAGAGACCGTAAATACGAACCTAATATATATCGATTACGTGGTCATTATAATGTACAAAATTTAGATTTTGATTTAAGCCAATTTGGTTTATTTTTAAATAATGATATTATCTTTATCACAGTTCATTATAATGAAATGATTGATTTAATAGGACGTAAGTTAATGGTTGGTGATGTATTAGAATTACCTCACTTGACTGATTATCATCCACTTAATGAAACTATACCAACTGCATTACGTAGATATTATCAAGTAACAGACGGTGATTTTGCCAGTGAAGGATTTAGTAATACATGGTATCCGCATTTATGGCGTATTAAATGTGAGCCTTTAGTAGATAGCCAAGAGTTTAGTAATATTCTTTCTCAGCCTACAAATAAAGATAATTATCTAGGTGACTGGAGTACAACAACTGTATATCCCGCAGGTTATACAGTTACATTCGGTGATAAGAATTATGTTACTAAAATAGATACTCCTGCAGGCATACCCTGTAGCAATATGACATATTGGGAACTTGATACTGCTGATAATTTAAAAGATATATTAAGCAGATATAACACTAACATTGCAATTAATGATGCCGCAATTGCAGAGGCTGCTAGACTATTACCCGCTTCTGGTTACGACCGTACTCAGTTATATATTGCACCACTAGATGAACAATCTATTCCTTTACCACCGGTCAGTATTGTTTACACAAAAGGTACACCCAAGTTGCCAACAGGGAACTTAGCAGAAATTACTAGTCCTGGTTACAAACATGCGGCTCCAGTAATACGTATTGGTGCAGCCGCACTACAGAGCATTTGGGATATGACTGCTGATATGGATCACAACAAACTAACTGAATTTATTCAGATGAGTTTAAAAGTAGCAGAGATTAAACCCGATAGAACTGACAGTGGATCAGGAGCTGTCAGTGGTCAACTTGTACTAACTGCAAAGGCATTGGGGGCAGTAGATGGTCCATATGGTACTACAGATAACACATATAGTGATGCTACTCAAGATCCTAGTAGAGATGATTTCACTGGAACAATTATACCTGACATAATGAATTATAGGGCAGATACTGACCCTAGATATCATTTTGTTGCCAAAGCTAGTCCACGTGGATTTGGTTACACCGATGGATACTTAGTAGGCACTGCGGCAGCACCTAATGGATTACCCACTGGTAGTGGAATTACTTTCCCTGATAACCCAAAGACAGGAGATTACTTCTTACGTACAGATTACTTACCCCAACAGTTATTCCGTTGGGATAGCAGACTATGGGTAAAGATAAGTGACAATGTAAGAACTGGTACTGCGTTGGGTGATAATGATAAGTCTCAGAGAGCATCGTTTATTAACAACAGTAACGTAACAGTATTGACTAATGGTACTACAATACCAGAGAAGCAAGCTCTATCACAGATATTTAAAATCCAAGTGGATTAAGGAACATAATGGCACAGTTTTTTTATGACAATCAGATTAGAAGATTCTTAGTACAGTTTGCTAGAATTTTTTCTGACTGGCAAGTTACTAAGGGAAAAGACCCGGCGGGAAATGATATACTAGTACGTGTACCTATACAGTACGGTGATAGTAGTCGCATGGCGCAAGCACAGATATCTAATAACAGCCCTAGTAGTTTACCTAGTGCTCCGTTAATTTCATATTATGTAAGTGGTTTTGAGTATGACCAAAGACGTACTCAAGATCCATACTTCGTTGACAAACTTTCAGTACGTCAACGAACATTTAATACTGATACTCAACAATATGAGCCATCACAGGCACAAGCATTTACAATTGAACGTGTCATGCCGGTGCCATATACCTTGCGTATCACAGTAGATTTCTGGACTACTAACTATCAACAAAAATTAGAATTACTAGAACAAATAGGCATATTGTTTAACCCTTCATTAGAAATACAAAGTACTGATAACTTTGTTGATTGGGGTAGTTTAAGTGTAGTATACCAAGATGGTTTAACTTTTAGCAGTAGAAGTGTGCCACAGGGTAACGGTAATCCAATTGACATTATGAGTTGGAAATTCTATATGCCTATATGGATTAGTGGTCCAGCAAAAATCAAAAAACTGGGAATCATTCACAAAATTATTGCAAGTATATTCCAAGGCAATGCATTAACTGACATGCAAGACGACCATTTGTTATTAGGTACTAGACAAAAGATTACGCCATATGGTTATAAGTTATTGTTGATTGGTAACTCATTGCAGATATTACCTGCAACACATATTTTTACACCAAGCAATAGTTCAACCGATGTACCTATAAATCCAGATACAGAAGTTTATTGGACACCTGTATTGGGTATGTATGGCGCTGTAAAGCCAGGTGTAAGTCAGATTTGGTTGCAAAATCCATATATGGATACTGAGATTGTGGGCACAATTACATTCAATCCATTAGATGATAGATTGTTGATATACGAAATCGATCCAGATACATTACCGCAGAATACATTGAACCCAGTTAATAGTGTTATCAATCCACAAACTAAGGGGCCGGGTCATGGCTTACCAGTTGCTGCCAACGGACAACGTTATTTAATTGTAGAAGACATACCAGAATCTTCTGATGCATGGGGGGCAGTAAGTGCCAAGGCTAACGATATCATACAATATTATAGCAATACTGGTACATGGAATGTTAGCTTTGACAGCACAACTACTACAACTCAGTATGTTACTAACCTAACCAGTCAGATTCAATATAGATACTCAGATGGTGTATGGGTTAAATCATTTGAAGGTTGGTACGATCAAGGGGATTATTCTATCGTCATCTAATACTGTGATAAATCATAGTATGAAAGACAACATAGCAGCCGGTATCTTTTTCTACGCAAGTGATACTAAAAGATTCTTATACCTACTACGCAACGATAATAAGAACCCAGGTAACTGGGGAATACCCGGCGGCAAGATAGAACTTAACGAAACACTGTTTGAAGGTGTTGAGAGAGAATGTATGGAAGAAATTGCATACTTTCCAAAAGGTGCTAAACTAATTCCCATTCAGAAATTTATAAACAACACATTTACATATCATACGTTTTTCTGCAAAGTTGACAATGAGTTTGTACCAGTACTGAATGAAGAACACTGTGGTTATGCTTGGACTGATTATGAACACTACCCCAAGCCTATGCATCCTGGATTGTTCAACACAGTAAATTTTGATGTTGTACAAGAGAAATTAAAGAAGCTCATAAAAAAAGCCGCTTAATGCGGCTTTTTTGTTTATTGCAATAACGTATTAAATGTTTTCAACTCGTAGAGTTTGACCTGCAACCGGAGAATTAAAAGACCAAGGCACAGATGCACCTGTAGCAAATTGAGATCCTGTACCTTGTGTCACTGTAACTTTGTGAGCACTGATTTTAGTCACAAAATATGTTCCACCTGCACTATCAGTAGCGGTGATAGTCATTTGACCAACTGCTGAAACTGCACTAGATTTTAATTTGCAAATAGCTGTACCGTCTGCTGTTTTAACTTTGAATCTACGTGCACCAACTTGACGAACTATATCACCAATTTTAGAACCATTGGCAGTAGTATTAGCATAAATGACAATAGCATTTTCTTGGTTAGTTGCAGAACCAACATTACCTGTATCAGTAGTCAACACAATTGTGCCTGCTGGTACTGTGCCAGCCGCACTGTTTGCTAGTGTAACTGTGATTGTTTCACCACCACCGTAACCAGAACCTTTTTCATTAATAACCGTATCAACAATTTGTGAAAAGATATCAACTTGGAAAGTTGCAGCCGAACCAGTACCAGTAACTTTAGTAATATTAACAGTTTGCAAGTCTGTAATTAATGTTGTTGTTGAACCACGAGTAGTTACTGTAAATGTTGCATTTGCGGCTGATGTTGAAGCAACTGTAATTACTGAACCGGGGATGCCAGCGTATGTATAAGTATCGCCAACTACTAGTCCTGTTTTTCCTGCGCCAGTTGTTACAGCTTGAATACCAAAGTAGTTTGTCCAAGTTGCTTGTACGCCACCTGGTAAACTTGGTGCTGGTAATTGTAAACCTGCTAGCGGAGCGGCTGCGCCACCTGCTGTTGATAACCATGCACCATAGTTAGACCAATTGATTGATGCAATGCCCTCACCACCGATACCATTATCGCTATCGCCAGTAGTACCGATGTTACGGTTACCGAAATATTTTTGATTTAAACTGCGTGCCATTTGTTTTTCCTTTATGTAATGACCGTTCTAGGGCCTACGCTGTGGACGTACAGCATAAGTTAATTGAACAATGTATTTATCTTAGAAGGTTGAAAGTGCGACACGCTTCCATACGTTTGTAGAAGTACAAACATATATGTAGTTAGCGTCCCAGCAAATTTGTCCCGGCGTACCAGTACTAGATCCGGTCTGAGTAGTAATGTTTGATTTAAACAATGAGCCAACTTCAATTGCGCCAACTGTTGTTAATTTTCCAACGTTTAGTGTATTAGTGCTTGCATTATATGTGAAATCACTTTCAGATGAAACAACGTTTCCTGAGGGTGAAGTATATAATACTGCATTAGATGATGTTGATAGTAATGTTAAATTTGAACCGGTGATGCCATCAAAGGTAACACTTGCTGTGTTAGCAACATCTTGACCTATACTTATTTGACCGTTAGCCGCATATGTAACACCTGTACCTGCACTAAAATGTGCCCTAACTTCTGTAGAATTAGGTCCAGTGTACGTGATTACTCCGGCAGAATAAGACAAACTACCATCGCCACCGTTATCAGTGACGCTAATATTACTCTTTACTGTGTTTCCAAATCTGCTATCAGCAAATAAATTAGCCCAGCTAGTTATATTCCCATCAGTAATTAAGAATTTTCCATTGGCACCAGTTTGAGAAGCTATACTACCGCCACCTCCGGATACTGATGCCCAAGAAAGATTACCAGCACCATCAGTAGATAATACGCTACCACTAGTTCCACCAGTAATAATTATGTTAGCAACACCGCCTAATTTAAGTTTGTTGGTAGTATAATTGCCGCCGTTACCTAAACGATTTCCTGTCCAATTTACTAAAGTATTTGCCGCAACACCATCACCGTCACCTACGATTAACTGACCTGTACGAATATTTTGTATATTGAATACTGTGTTTCCTGCGCCGGCTAATGGGGCAAATACTTTTGTACTTCCAGCACCATTAGCTACACGGTTGTTAATTAATGATACTTCAGTAAGTATTTCAGTTTGTGTAGTGATACTGACGTTGGAGTCTATTGGAACTAATACAGGATCGTTTCCAATGAATACTTGTTGTGTATCGGTTGAGAAGCCAATTTCACCAATATCAAGTTGGGGCAAATCTGTGTTTGCTCCGGTTCTGTGTTGGATTTTAGAAATTTGTACAATTGCCATAGTATAATCTTTATGTGATTATACTATTTATCTTGTACTACAGGAACTGCATATAGTATTGTTCTACACGTTTGAACCAAATATCAGTATATTTGTCAAATTCAGAGCCTTCAATGATAAACTCCTGATAGATATTATCAGCAGAACACATGAAAATAACACCTTTGCGTATTTTTGTCCCGTGTACTTCATTGTGGGCATTAGCGTAGGCTGCTAGTTGTACAAAGTAATCATCGATCCACTCACGCTTTTTGAGTTTATTAGTCTGTTTGTGATCCATGATAGCCTCTGCACCATCATGTACTCCACACAAGTCAGTAGTGCCTGCATAAATCTTCGGGAAGTATAAAGGGACTTCAGTACCCCAATATTCATTGCACTTAACAAGACCTTGCGTAATGATAGACTGAGCCATCTGATGACTTTGAATACTATATGGATTGGAACCAGGTTCTCCGGTAATGCCAGTCTTAATATAATTCTCAAGCCACTTGTGCATTCGTGTTCCACGACCTGCGGCTTCGGTTGTAATCTCTTGTGCTTTTTGAACACCCACACGCTTGCGCCAATTCTGCAATGCTTGTTTTGATTCTTCGCTTTTAGTTGCGTCTAAGATAGTAGTAACTGATGGAAGTTTTTCACCATCGGGTGTAGCATATCTACGTTTACCATCAATTTCTACCCTTTGCATGGGCACATAGTTATATTTGTTTGGATTATACATGATTATAGTCAATTATAGTCAATTATAGTCCGAGTGTCAACTAGATTCGGAAACTCTCGCCACACCCGCATCTATCACGCTCATTCGGGTTCTTAAATTCAAACCCTTCATTTAACCCATTACGCACATAATCAACGGTCATATTTTGTAAGTATACATCATGCTTTAAGTCTACTAGAACAACAAATTCTGGTTGTGCGTAGTTTATCACAGTTTCGTCATATGAGTATTCATTGACATATTCTAATACATAGGCTAATCCACTACATCCGGTAGTTTTTACACCAATGCGAATGCCTACCCCGCCCCGTTTTTCTAATAAATTTTTTATTTTGTTTTTTGCTTTATCAGTAAAGTTAATCACTGTATTTGCTTCTGCGCCATGCTTTGGCGTATTTTTTCATTTTCATCTTGTGACTGGTCAATTGCTGTGTCCATATCACCTTCTTGACCCTTGAAAGTAACAGTATCATCGCTTACGTTAGCAATGATGTTGTTTAAGGGTTCTTTTTTAACCATATCAAACAAATCAGCCTTGTCTAAGCTGATTCCGTTTTTGTTTAATATTGTTAGAAACTCGTCAGTAGTCATTGGCTCATTAATGGATTTAAGTTGGTTCGTTACCGCAACCAACTTAACTCTTAATGGATCAGCATCACTGAACTCAAATAAACGCATGTTTAACGCTTTGCACGTCCAACTGA